AATGGTGCTACTGGAGAAGTATCATACTGTCAGGAAGGCATTGGAGTTCCACGGGATGGTCGGGTGCGGAAGGACACTAACCATGAGGAGGGAAGCCGAGAATTCCTCAACAAAGCTGTTGCCGAAGCATGTTGGGGTCCACTTCTCTGTGCTTAAGTGGTCCCTCAATGAATGGAGAAGGGAGTCCCGGGCACTGTCTAACAACATCCTTGCACCACCACCTGACTCCTTAACGGGCAACCTTCAGATCTATAGACTACTTGGTGAGATCCTCGAAAAATCCGTCGCAAATGATGATGATAAGTCACTTCTCCGGTTCTTTTCCAAGGCAGCAGATTTGAGGACCGTTGAGGGGACGACACCATCAGAAGCACAGATAGGGGAGTCCTCTAATGACTACACATGCTTAGCACTAATGAGTGTGCATGATATATTCTCAGACCTTTACACAAACTCAGTTAAGAGGCTTGAGATCTGCATCAAGGACCCCTCCCAGCCAGGGTCTTATGTTTCGAGAGGGAAGTACTCACTCGCAAGTGCAGGAGCCCTAATTTATGTAAGTGCTCACGACAAGAGCTGCGTCTTGAGTGTTGATCATTTCGAACGCCTGCTGGAGACTCTATTGACCTACCGTAACTACTGCTTGTTGGGGTCTCACAATGGTGTCCGTGTCGTGTCATTCCTCCGAAAGATGAGCAAGCTTGGAGAGAGGTACCCAGAAAAACTAGGCGAGGGAACCAAGGCGTGCAGAAATCTCCTGACCTGGCGACTTTCAAAAGACATGATTTTCGACAGGAGCTCAGAACAGCTCTTAAAGTCATCATATGATGAGTGGAAACAGGACATCGCAGAGAAAGTCATGGATTACATCGATGACCTGACACCGGGTGTGGCCGAATCAATTAGCATGGCTTATTTCTACAAGTATATCCCACACCCTGACGTTGATATAATAAAGTGTTATGATGCGGTCCGCGGCATCACGAGTGCTAACCCTGTTGAGCCTGAGGCTCTTAAGTTACTATCAGGATCACTGAGGCGGTCTCTTTTCCTCGCGTCCGTTAAGTCCGGTGACCCACTGCGCATAGTCGGCGGTGATGCATACCTAGCCAGTGAGAGTGCGAAGCCTTCACCCTCATTTGATGTTATGTCTAGGGTCCCTAACTCACGCTGGGCTAGGACCGTATTCGGCGAGTCACACAAATACTCATCATACCTAGACGTCGTCCAAAGGGTACAAGATAAATCCCACGCAGCAATGAGTGGCAATCTACCGAGGGAGGACGTTCCTTTCCTAAACAAACCTTATCTCATGGGAGATGTGAAGCACGACTTTGAAAAATCCACTATCTTTGAGTCAGACATGTACCTCAGGTACATCAAGGATGACGTCCCAACACCAGCACAGGCAAGGTCATATTTCATAACGTTAGTTCGGCTTCACACAGCTTACGAGGAGAAGCTAGGTCATAAGCCTAACCTCGCAGAACTTCAGTCCTTTTACAGAGAGAGTCCTGACGCCTTCCATGTTGTAGCGACGGAGGGGAAGTACGGTGAGACGCACAAGGAGACAACTCGGATGTTCTACCTCTCGAACATGTACATGAAGGTATTCTTATCATGCGTTGAAAGGCTAGTAAAACAGCTATCTCAGGCCCAGTTGGGGAACAGCATTACTAAGGGGAACTTAGCCAGGGAGAGTGACCTTAGGACCTTTGCACACGGAGCTGCTGCCCCTGGGGGGAAGGCCATGCCTGTATACTTATCATTTGATATGAGTGAGTTCTCCAAGAAGTTCAACCCTGAGAATATTAAGGCCTTAGGAAAGCTCCTTTCTGAAATCACAGGTGATTGGGCCCTTGAGTACTTAGACATAGCCTTTAGGTCTGCAACAGTAGCGAACCAGACAAGAGGATTGAGCTCAAACTTCCCTGGGGTAGAGGGCGGGTTTGAGGGCTTCTTAAACTTCGGTTGGACAGCCATACACGTCGCAGTGATGCAGATCTCGCTTCAGGAAGCAGGGGTTTACGGGGTTGTCTTGGCTTACTCTGATGACGGTGTTCTGTACTTCCTGATAGAAGGACCACTAGAGGGTGCAAGAGAGAAAATCAGGCGAGCAGTACTCAGCATACAAGAGACATACAAGAAGTTGGGCCTAGTTTTCCACATCGGGAAGATGCTCTGCTCGACAACCACGTTTGAGTACCTAGGCGAAGTTGGTGATGATGGCAGGTTTCTTGAGCCATGGCCAAAGGCACTATCAAAGTTGGGCATAATGGAGAAGTCCACTAGTTTGAGTACTGTAGGTGACTACTTCAGTACCCTATCTGGCCAATGGTCAGCCGTCGCGGCTGATGGGTTCCCTGCACTGATGCTTGAGAAATACGTTCTCCTTTCGGGTTATCGTAAGATTAAACGCATATTCTCGTCAATAACGCCACACGACGCATTTGCTCTGATGATCACACCCAAGTCATGCGGGGGATTCGGCGTGCCCTGCTCGATGAATGTCTCCCTAATCATGAGCAGGGATCAAACCTCAGAGTTCCTGTGTGACATCTCAGGGGTAAGCCGTCTCTACCCAAACCTGACTAGGAAGCTCATCAGTTACTTGCTGTCCAATATGTGCGACAGTACTGAGGCATTACCTAAGATGCTTATGGGCAGCTCACTCGCAGTCAACATACAAGACGTCTCAGGGACGAGTATACTCATCAGTGCAGGGAACGCTCTAAGAAGGAGGATCGGCGCGGCAGAGGTTGAGCACCCGCTTACAACACGGAGGGCCCAGGCACTAAGGGAGGTAATCCGAACTATGACTGAAGTCACACCTACACTCATGCAGTCTTTAATAGAGAAATGCCCTGAGATGTCCGATTACCAGGCCGTAGTCCAGGAGGGGAAGTCCAAAGGGGCAGTGAAGCTCTTAGGGAAAGGTGAGCTAATGAGGTACCAGTCGATGGACACTAAGGCTGTCCAGCAGGGCATAAGGCGGTATTGTGAGCACACTGGGAGGGCGGGTGACTTGCCTGAGCTCCTAGGCTCTATAAATAGGCTACTCAGGTCCAATGGCTTCTCAGTCATTAAACCTAGCTTGCGGGCACTCGTGAAAATAGTTACCCAGCCTCGGTCAGACATAAAAGTCTTCATATCTAGAGAGAACATATCTGACTCTGGTTTAGGTTCAAGGCGGCCGCACACATTCTTTAATTTACCCTTCTTACAACCATTATCAGGCAGCGGTCTGAAAGCAGATAGAATAATTTTCGACTCAGAGAGCAGGAATGACAAGCAGGTGCCTCACAAGCTCCTGGAGCTAGTCAGTAGCATAGTCTCTAGGCACCCAAGTGTCTCCAAGCATCTTTCCACCATCTGTGGGATCCTTGGTTCTCCTCTCCCAGACCTGCTCGGGTTCTCTGGCGCAAATATAAACCGAAGCCGTGTCAGATCGAGGAAGCAAGATATCTCTAATGTTGTACCCCCAATCCTAATCGCACGATCAAAAGTCAACTTGGGCTCCGACCTGCTGAGAGCTTACACTAGCAAGCAAAACATGGATAGAACGACTATTGAATACTTTGCTAAAGCTGTTGCTGCTATAGAGTTCATGAACCTGAACTTTATGTGCGAAAGACCTAGTACAGAGGCATTCAGGATCTCAATGAATGTTTCAGACTTCGACGTAGCCCTCTTCGACCCAGAAATGTTCTCGATAGCACCTTCCCCACAGTTTGACACAGTTGTTGGGGTAGGTGCAAGAAGGGAGAGAGAACTAATGGACACCTTTGCTAAGAGTATAAGGGAGCAGCGCGTACTCGACGATGTAATCAGCCTCGATAACTGTGATAGAGAAACTTTGAACCTTTTCACCCGGTACCTGGCTATGAAACTAGTCAAGAAAGTGAAAAGGAGGTTAAATGCTGCACACACAGTTGACAACCTCCAACCTGTCCAGCTTGTTACGTCTTCGGAGACCTACAACCAGGGAATCATCCAGGAAGCAGCTTTACAGCTCGTGGTGGACGCGTCAGTGAAGAACCATGTCTGGTCCAAAAAACAGTATGAGGAAGTGGTGCAAGTTATTCTTAAGTCTAGGGACGAGGTGTGCGAGGAGCTCAGGGCCCTGTATGAGAGCCTCCCGACTGGCTTCTACGTTGACGTCGGTAGTGTGTCCGTTGAGGGGGTCGTCAATGCACTAAATGAGCGCCAAGTATCATCCTCCCTCTTCTCTAGCTCCAAGATACTAGTATCTGATAGGGGTGACATGCACGGCAGAGACCCAGTGATTTCCCAGGCTGCTTACGTGGCTAGGAAAACGATTAGTGAGTTATACCGGATCTCTAACGAGGAGGACTGGAGAGCCAGGTTCACTGTTACAGATAGTGCCATCTCTAAGGCAGCAAACTCGGGGGTAGACGCAGACGATGTCCTGGATATGCTCCATATCTGCCATGACTCTTTAAGGAGGTCCAACCACAGGAAGGAGCTCTATAACAAGACCACATTTATTATATATTCGTACATGCTGCACTGTTGCACAGGGCCAGGCCACGAAGCCATCAAAGTTGAGGGCGTACCTGAGGGGTCGGACAGCGAAGAAGAAGAAGTGACGGAGCTACAGTCATCAGCATACCAGTTGAGCACTTCAGAAATTGAGCAGTTTCTGCTCAGGAACCCGCTCCTCGGCCCAGACCATAGAAAGATACTAATAGGCATCACACCTCCAAAAGTTACTCTCCGTATCGGCATATATAGGAAGATGCGGAAGAAACTACCGAATCCTGACCCCTACTCTTATGCTACAACGACTCAGGGCATTTTCTATGCTATGCTTAGCACAGTCTTATCGAATAAGATAGTAACCATCAACGTGAAGAATATACCTGTTCACGCTTTAGACTACTCGGCCGTCAGGCCCTTCCTGCCAGCTGCGCCTTATCCTAACACGATAGTCAGTGGTGATGGTATGAGTTTTGACCCATTATCGTTACAGCTATCTTGGGCAAATATTCAGACATTGATGCTAAGGGAAGGGATTGTGTCTATTCGGTTCTCGAAGGAGGTAGACAGAGAAGTCATAAACACAAAACTGGATAGTATCGCTGTGTCACTTACCGGCATTGATCTACATGTTGACTCTGGGCCTGGAGGGTCACTATGCTTCATATGTGAGAAGTTCTTAACTGCTCGTGCAGCACTCCTCTCCCTGGCGTGCCATGTCACCTACGGCGAGTGTGAGTTATCAGTGGTTCGGGTAAATAGGGACAATTACGACTGGTATGTTCTATGCGGTGGGATTATATCTCCTGAGCAATGCCTAACCGAGATGAGCTATGAGGAGTTGGTGCGACGGGACCCTGATTGGATAACAGAGAAGAGGGCAATGCAGTTTGTCCCTTCATCTGTTGATGATCATATCACGTCTGTGTTAGCCTCAAATGGGTCATACAGGCATATGGTCCTGGAGGCAAGTCCAACGAGGTATATGCACGATGCCCTAGGCATAAATGTGAGGTCCGTCTCAAGACCTGCAGTCGTCCTGAACTCAAGCCCAATGATAGCTGCAGCAGCCGCTATGTCCTCCGCAGGGACTACAGTTGGGCAGAGTTATTGGGCACATGTCCTTTTAGAAACACACGCTACAGGGGGGGACCTCGCTACGGCCCGCGAGACGTACATATCAGACATTGATGATTTGAGTGCGGCGAACCCGAGAAGGAGAGCGACTTTAATACTCGGTATGGAGGCTAGTGCTGCACGTGTTCGCAGTTACTTCGTCTACAACCCTGTGATACAGTCTGTTGATCTGGTTGTCCCGGATGATATGCTAGCTCCGCCTCCAACGACGTTACCTGAGTTTAGGCGAAACTTAGACTTCGCATACATACCAGCGAGAACCCACCCCATTAGTAGGCTAATAGAGGCTATCTCAGTTGATGAGGTAGTTGATGTCCTCTCCGATAGGCTTGGTGACGCTGATGACTTATTTTGATACCAGGGGGTAGGTCTTGTTGTCTTTTTGTCTGTGTTTCTTGTGTG